AGGGCGCCCCGTGGCGGCCTATGCTGCGGCTTTCTTGATGCCGTAAGGGTTGAACCTCACAACCTCGTCGCCGAGCCATTCGTTGAGCTGTGTGAAGCGCCGTTGCAATGGCTCGATCTCGTTCGCGCCGAACACCTCGGCGGCCGTATCGGCCGCGCCAAAGCCCCCGGTATTGCTCGGCACGATCCCCATGAGCTGCGGCGGGATGCGATGCGCCGCGAGCAAGTCGTCGCGCGTGACGTTCTTGATATTGAAAAACTCGTCTTTCGCCGTGACCTCGGAAACGGGTATGAGCTGGATGCCCTCTTTCTTTCCGTTCGGCGCGTACATGAAAAGGTTTCGGAAATTGCCTGGCCCTTTGCTTTGCTTCAATGCCTCGCGCAGATTATCGACATCCTCTTGCTTTTGCGCCGCGTCGGTCATGTAGAGAATGAACCCGGCGTGCGATCCGTTCTCGTAATACTTCCGGCGAAAGAGCGTCGCCGATTCATTCAACCAGGCGGAATGCAACGCGCCGAGATATTCGGGCAAGCCGTACACCTCTTGATTAATGTCGGGTTCCATCAAGTGAAAGATCGAGCCGGCCTCGAACTCGTGTTCGATCTGCCAACCGTTGATCTGATAGAAGCCCTGCAAGTCTGTCGAGCGCCGCACGTATTTCGCCGGCGCGCGTTTGAGCGGGAGCCGGCCGCCGAGCTTGTTTTTCGCCGCCTCGATCGGCGCATTGCCGAACACCAGGAAGTCGAGCGCCCATTTTCCGAACTCGTCGCGCGAGAGCATCTTGTGAGGGATGAACGTTGAGGCGAGCACGTTGCGTTTGAAGTAGATCGCCGAGCCGTGATGCACGCCGGCGCGAAACGACTTTGCCAAGCCGGCGAACGACACCGGCGGCTCGAACCATTTGCCGGCCGCCCAGGTTTCCACGTAGTCGAGGATTTCCGCGCGTTCGAGCACGGGCATAGGATCGCCGAACGTGAAAGCCTCGGCCCTGGCGGGCGCGGCCGGCGCGGCCGGCGTGGCGTGCGCCGGCTGCTCGCCGTGCGTGCGTTTGTGTCGCTGACTCATCAAGAGAACTCCATAAAGCCGGTATTGTTGAAAGTCGTGCCCTCAAGCGGCTCGTTGCCGAGCGCATGCAGACACGCCCAGGCGAGATCGGCGTGCCCCGTTTCCTCGCTGCGGCTCGCCTCGTATGTGACTTTCTTTCCGCTCGCCGTGACAGTCTTTCGAATCGCCATGAACGAGTGCGCTAAATCAGTCCAACCGCGATCGAATTCGAGCCGGCCCTTGCCGACGACGGACAAGCCTTTGAGCACGAGGCGCCCTTTAACCTCGGGCGAGTAGTTGAGCGCGACAACGTGCGGATAGAACGTTTTGACGATCTGATAGACACCTTGCCCGATACCCGTCGTGTCGATCGCCATGTATTCGACGTTAAAGCTCTGTGTAACGCGGCGAATCGCCTCGGCTTGTGCCTCGAAGTCGATGCCGCGCCATTGCTCTTTGTGCAACACGCGAAACTTGCCGCCAGGCACCGCCGGCGGGGCAAGCACGATCAAGCCGGCCGAGTCGCCGGAAAGCGCTGGATCGTAGCCGACCCATACGGGTTTAAAGCCGAACGGGCGCGCGGCGAACGGCTTGAAATCGTCGTGCCATTCATCCCAGGAATCGACCATGCACCGCTCAACGTCGGCGAACTTGAACACCGACGCCGTATCGTCGATGAACTGGCACATCAAAAGATTCGCGTATTCCTCGGGGCTGTATTCGCGACGCAGCTCGTCGAGATCAAAGAGATCACACCCGCCGGCGACGGCATCCTCGACCGTGACGATCTGGCGCCACTGTCCATCGTCGCCGAGCCGGCCGCCGGCGAGTGCCTTGTGCGTGACGTCGAGATGCAGGTGATCGACCTTCGCACGGCCGCGATTCGCGTGATCGCCGCTCCAAAACGGATAGGCGGCATGCCCCATGCTCGACGGCGTTGAGAAATACGTCTTTCTCCATTTTTTGTGCATCGCCATGCCCGAGGCGACTTTGTTGAGCTGCTGAAAACCGCCGACCCAGAAATACTCGTCGAAATAGAAATTGCCGTGATAGCTCTGTGCCGTGCGCGCGTTCGTGCCGAGGAAATAGAGAATCGCCTCATTCGGCAAGATGATCGGCTCGCCCGTTAGCTCGACGTCGGCCGCTTCGCGCGCGAACTGGCAAATGTATTGCCGGAACACATGCGCCTGTGCCTTGCTCGCGGATAGAAAAATCTGATTCCGACCCGTGCCGATCGCGTCGTCTAGTGCCTCGCGTGCGAAATACCAAGTCGCGCCAATCTGCCGCGACTTGAGAATGTTGCGCGTGCGCTGATGCCCTTGTCGAAACCAGACCTTTTGATAATCGAAAAGTGAGTCGAGAAACGCCTCGCGAATGCGCTCGGCCTGTTGTTCGCTGATCTCGTTTCGAGCTGCCTTGCGCTCTTTGCGCGGCGCCGCGTTGCGTGCCTCGATGTTCGGGTTTAAGTCGCTCTCTTTCCCCGTTTCCCCGTATTTGCGCACGCGCGCCAGGCGTTCGACCTGGCGCCCGAGCAAGTCGATCTCTTTGAAGTCGCCGCCGGTTTTCTGATCCTTTGCAATGAGCACCGAAAGGCGCGTTTCGAGCGACGACTCGATGCGCTCGATCGCCGGCGCCTCGGCCCATTTATCGCGCTGTTTCCACGCCTCGACAGTCGGGCGCTTTTCGCCCAGGTGACGCGCGATCGACGAGACGCGCCAACCTTGCCAAAAGAGCGCACGCGCAATGCGCCGAGGATCGGCGTTCGATTCGAGAGCGGGGGCGATATCGGAAGTTTCTAGCATGGCCCCAAGTTTCCCGCGCCGCGCGCGCGCAAGCACGCTTAGGCCCTTGTATCCAAAGCGCCGACAACCGCCAGTCGTTGAGACATTGACGCCACGATCGCAAGATATCAACTCACGTTGAACCCTTTCCCGAACCCCCCGGAACCCTGTTGGAGACCTAACGATGCACAAACGCAAGTTGTCGCTTATGTCGTTCGCCGTTGCGGCGATCGCGTTCGCTTTCACAATGGACGCACACGCGGCGGCGCTCGTCGCGAATGCTGCACTCGCTCACGTCGATCTCGGCGCGCAGCTCGTCGGCACGATCACGCAACACGGCACCGGCGCCGGCCTGGGCGCTCTCGGCCTGGCCGGCATGGCAATCGGCTCGACCGCCGACGCGCAGCTCGCCAAGTCGAAACTGTTTCGCATCGCCGTCGAAGGCGCGACGACTGACGGCCGCGTGATCGAGCGCACCTGGATCGAGCAAATCGCCGCGAACTACAGTCGCACCAAGTACGGCGCCCGCGTGAATCTCGAACACTTCCGAGGCGTTTTGCCTGATGGCCCGTTCAAGGCTTACGGCGACGTGCTGGCCGTTGAGGCGCGCGAACTCGACGGCGAATTCAAGGGAAAGCTCGGCCTGTATGCGCAAATCGAGCCGACCGCCGATCTCGTCGCGCTGACGAAGGCAAGCCAGAAGATTTACACGTCGTGCGAGATCGACACGTCTTTCGCCGACACCAAGCAAGCCTATCTCGTCGGCCTGGCCGTGACCGATAGCCCCGCAAGCCTCGGCACCGAAATCCTTTCTTTCGCCGCTCAAAACCCGGCGGCCTCGCCGTTCGCGAATCGCAAGCAAACGCCGACGAACCTTTTCACGGCCGGACACGAGACGACGATCGAATTCGAAGCCGAGCCGGAAACCCCGACGCTGCCGGCGTTGCTCTCGGGCGTGAAAGAACTGCTCAACGTGCTCGGCCTGGCGAAGAAAAAGCCGGCGGCCGGCGCCGACGACACGCGTTTCGCTGAAATGGCCGATGCCGTCGAATCCCTGGCAAAGCACGCCGTCGAGCAAGCGCAAGCCTCGATCGACAACGAGAAGCGAATCACCGACCTGGCCGCGCAGCTCGGCACCGCTAACGCGCAGCTCGTCGAGCTGACCCAGGCGCGCGAAGCTGATCGCATGGCATTCGACGAGCTGCACACGCAGCTCTCGACGACCGGCAACGCACCATCGCGACCGCTCTCGACTGGCGCCGCTGCACGCGTCAAAACCGACTGTTAAACCAACCCCTCGGCCTCACTGTTCTTTCACCCCCGGAGCACCACACATGCAGAACAAAACCCGCGAGCTGTTCATGGCGTACCTGGCGAACATCGCCGCGTTGAGCGCCGTGATCGACGCGACGAAGAAATTCAACGTCGCGCCGTCTGTGCAGCAAACCCTCGAAGCGCACATGCAAGAGTCGAGCGCGTTTCTCAAATCGATCAACGTCGCGCCCGTGACCGATCAACAAGGCGAAAAGCTCGGCCTCGGCATCGGCGGCCCGATCGCCGGCACGACCGACACGGCCGTTAAGGATCGTGCAACCGTCGATCCGACCGAGATCGACTCGATCGGCTATTTCTGCACGCAGACGAATTTCGACACGCACATCTCGTTCGCAAAGCTCGACATGTGGGCGAAGTTTCCGAATTTCGAAACCCTCATTCGTGACCTGATCGTGACGCGTCAAGCGCTCGACCGCATCATGATCGGTTTCAACGGCACGTCGCGCGCGGCCTCGTCCGATCGCACGGCAAACCCGCTGCTGCAAGACGTCAACAAGGGCTGGCTGCAGAAGTATCGCGAAGGCGCCGCGCAACGCGTGATGAAGGATGGCAAAGTTGCCGGCTCGATCGTCGTCGGCGCTGACGCGTCGGCCGACTATCGCAACCTCGACGCCCTGGTGTACGACGCGAAAAGCTCGCTCGTCGATCCGTGGCACCGTCAAGACACGCAGCTCGTCGCGATCCTGGGCGATGCCCTGATGCACGACAAGTATTTCCCGATCATCAATCGCGACAACCCGGCGACGGAACAAGTCGCGGGCGACCTGGTGATCTCGCAAAAGCGTGTCGGCGGCTTGCCGGCTGTAACGGTTCCGTACTTCCCGGCCGATGCAATTTTCATCACGCGCCTCGATAACCTGTCGCTGTACTACCAGGAAGGCGCACGCCGTCGCACCGTCGTCGAGAACGCAAAGCGCGATCGCATCGAGAATTTCGAGTCGAGCAACGATGCGTATG